CGAGCATGGCACGCGCGCCGTCGGTGGAGATCTCGGTCAGCTTGATCCACCCCTCCACCTCACCGGCCAGCGCGGCGCCGCTGGCCCCGTCGTAGCCGGGTGGCGCGAAGGACAGGAACAGGCGGTCGATGTCGCGCGGCCACACCCGATCGGCGTCCGCTGGCAGCGCGAAGCCGCCGTCCAGTGCCGCGAAGTTCAGCGTGATCACCGCGTCGCTCGGCGTGCCCACTGCGTAGTTCCACAGCCGCACGTACCAGGTTCGCGTCGCGCCGGTGGCATCGCGTCCCTCGATCGTCAGCGTCGGGCCATTGACTTGGTCGAGCGGGATCACGCCCGAAGAGCGCCAGCGGAAGCGCAGCGAGGTGTGGCTGTAGTCGCGGTCGGTCTTGTAAGCGAGCAGCGGGTGGTCGAGCCTGTCCTCGCTTTCCCAGATCAGTCCGCCCAGGTCCGCCTTGCGCAGGAAGGTGGCTTCCACGCGCAGCGCGGCGGGACCGGTGGAGACGACCGTCGCCACCATCGGCCGGGGAAAGTTGACGGTCCAGAAGCGCGGATCGAAACGCATGATCCAGTCGCTGTCCTGCCCCTCGCGCTTGGCTGCGAGCCAGAATGCCATGATGCGCCTCCTTCTCAGCTGTGGGCGATGGCGCGGCGCACCGCGCTCGCCACCTGGCGCGACGAGCGCTGCAGTGAGCGCGGCGTGCTTTCGCCGCGAGGCGCGTTGACGGCGATGGCGACGCGCACCTCGCGGCTGCCGCCGGCCGGGCGGGCATCACCCTCGATCCTCCCGGCGGACGTCGGGACGAACAGCTCCGGCCCGCGCTCGCCGACGAGGTAGCCGCGCCCTGGCGCGACATTGCCGCCGGTGGCACGCCCAGGCAGGCCGAGCACGCCTGCGAACAGGCTGGAGAGGTCGAGCAGACCGCCTGCCGAGGCGCCGCTGCCGCCGATCGCGGAGAACAGCGTCGAGACTGCCTGCCCGGCGATCTCGTCGAGCGCCGAAAAGGCCACGCGCTTGAGATCGTCGAAGCCGAGGCTGCCGCGCTTGATCGCGCCGGTCAGGCCGCGCTCCAGCGCCGACCCGGCGCGGGTGAAGCCGGCGACGAGATCGCCGTCGACGGCGCCGCGCATCTGCGCGATGTCGCGGGTGAAGCCCTCGGTGCTGGCGCGCACTTCGACGAGCAGGGTGTCGATGTCATCGCTCATGATCGGTATCCATCAGGCGTTGCAGGGTCTGGCGATCGAGGCCGGTGCCGGGCGCGAGCTCGCTGGTGACGCCGAGCGCGGCGGCCAGCTCTGCCGGGGTCGCGGCCCAGAACTCGGCCGGCCGCCACCCGAGCGCCCGCGCGGCAAGGCCGCCAAGCCGCAGGGCGGCAGAGCCGAAGCGCTCGCTCACGCGGTCCCCTTGAGGATCTGGCCGAGCAGCATCCGCAGCGGCGCGGCACAGGCAGCGAGCCCCAGCGACACCACCGCCTCGCCGATCTGATCGCGGGTCCAGTGCTCGCGTTCGGCCAGGCAGTGCCAGAACAGTGCCGCGAGCTCGCTCAGGCGCAGCTGCCCACTGCCGGCGCGCTCGAGGAGCGCGTAGAGCGGCCCCAACTCCTCCTCGGCCGCGACCAGCGCGGTGAAGCTCGGCCGCAGCAGGCACGACCGGCCGGCGATCTCTAGTGTTGCCTCGCCACGCAAGGGGTTGGCCGCGCTCATACGCTCGCCACCGCGCCGGAGCTTTCGAGCTGCAGCGTGTAGTTGCGTTCGCCGTTGAAATCGCCGGCATAGTCCAGCCGCTGGACGAGGAACCGCCCGCGTAGCCGCTCGCCGTCCTCGAAGCTCAGTTCGTAGTCGTCGAGCGTGCCGGCCATGGCATTGGCGCGCACCTTCGCTTCGGCGGCACTACCCAGGAAAATGCCGGCGGCACTGACCGACACCGAGCGCACGCCCGCGCCCGAGAGCAGCTCGCGCCAGCCGCCGCTGTCCTTGTGAGTGACGACGACGGCATCGCCCGTCACCGACATCTGCGTGGTGCGCAGGCCGGCGACGGTCTGGTAGACGGCCGGCGTCGCGCCATTCGAGATCTTGAGGAGGAAGGCGCTGCCTTTCTGGGCGGTCATGGTCGGCTCCTTGGCCTGTTGTTGGGTTGGCGGGTGTTGGGCGGTCAGGCCGCCAGCACGCGGAAGCGGTATTCGAGCAGGATCGCGCGGCGGCTCTCACCGCGTTGCTCGGCGCGGGCGCGCAGGAACGTGGTCGAGACGAGGACGAACCCGGACTGCGCGCGGGGCAGCGCCTCGATCCGCGCCTCTATCGCCGCCACCAGCGCGGCGGCCGTCTCCGGCGCGTCGCCGCGGCAGTGCAGCTCGAACGCGACGCGTACTTCGCGACCGGGGGCGGTCTTGCAGCTCCAGTCGATGCTGGCGCTGGCGGCGATCGCGAGCCACGGCAGGGTCGTGCGCGAAGGTGCTTCCTCGACCACCGCGTTGAGTTCGGCGAGAGTGGGGTCGGCGGCAAGCCAGGCGACGAGCGCTGCGCGCAAGGGTATTTCCATAGGTCAGCCTTTCGCGAAGCCGGGCCAGACGAGGTCGGCGCGGCGCCAACGGCGTTCGTCGCCGCGACGTGCGAGCAGACGCTCGGCGGTGCGGGCTCCCACGCGCGCCTGGGCGAGGGCCTGGGCGCGCGCCGCAAGCCGCGCGGCGAGCGCGTCGAACGCGGTGTTGGCGCGGATCGATGCGCCGCTCATGCCAGGCGCACCCGGCGCCACGGGCGCCACAGCGCTGCGACCGAGGCGGGTGGCAAGGGCGCTGCGCCTTCGCTTTCCCGCTCGCGATGCTGGTGCGCGGCGAGGCGGATCATGCCGTGGCGGATGGTGTCGGGCAGGGTTTCCCAGCCGGGCGCGAGGCCGGCGGTGAAGCGGACGGCGATGCGGGTCGCGGAGCCGGATAGGGGTACGCGGACCCTCCCAGTGCCGTCCGCTTCGAGCTCGGTCTGGTAGTTGCCCGCGCTCAGGATGAAGCGAGTGCCGTCCGCCGTGATGCCGTCGATCGCAGAGATCGCGAGTACCGGGCGGGTCGAAAGGCTGACCCAGCCGCAGCCGGAGAGCAGCATTTCCTCGCACGATGCCTCCAGCGGCATCTGGCCGGTGAACGCCTCGCAGGTCTCGATTGCCGCGGCGAGCAGCGTGGTGAGCAGCGCGTCGTCGCGGCTGCCGGTGATGCCCAGCCACTGCTTGAGTTCGGCGAGCGCCGATCCCGGCAGCGTGGCGGGCGAAAGGATGACCCGGTTCATGGACGGCTCCGACTGGGAGGATGACTGGCGAGCGGCGGGTGCCCGCGCCACCGGGAGGCGGCGGCGGCGCGGGCTGCGCGCGGTGGGCCGGAGGGGAACGGCCACCGCGTGCGGGGAGAGCCGATCAGGTCGAGATCTTGAGCAGCTTGATCGCGTCGGAATCGAGCACCTGACCGCCGATCCGCTTGGTCGCGTAGAAGTGGACGAACGGCTTGTTGGTATAGGGATCGCGCAGGATCGAGGTGGCCGTCCGCTCGGCGATCAGGTAGCCCGCCTGGAAGTTGCCGAAGGCGATCGGGAAGGCATTGGCGCCCACGTCGGGCATGTCCTCGGCTTCGACCACCGGGTAGCCGAGCAAGCGGTTGGGCTGACCGTCCATCAGGCCGGGCTGCCACAGGAACGAGCCGTCCGCCGCCTTGAGCTTGCGCACCACGGCCAGCGTCTTGGCGTTCATCACCCAGCTCGCGCCCTGGCGATGGCCGCCCTTGAGCGAGTGCACCAGGTCGATCAGCTTCAGCTCGGGCGCGGAGTCGAAGCCGCTGGCGTTGCCGGAGGCCAGGAACTGCAGCGTGCCGAAGGCGCGCGAGGCATCGGCGGCGGCGGCAGTCGGCGCGGCGAGGAAGCCCTTGGGCTGGTTGGTGCCGGTGCCGTTGATGAAGGCCGCGCCTTCTGCTCGGGCGAACTCCATCGCCACTTCGCCCGCGAGCCACGCCTGCACGTCGAACGCGGCATCGTCGAGCATTGCCTGGCTCGCTGCCGGGTTGGCGTAGAGCTCGCCCGAGGGCGGCGCGATTTCGACGAAGCTTGGCGTCGCGGTTTCCGGGCGCGCGCTGGTTTCGCTCACCCACCCCGAAGCGGTGCCGCCGGTGGTAACGAGCTTGCGGTAGCCCGCGGTGCCGGTCTGCACGACCTGTGCGATCGAGCGGATCGGGCTGACGCTCTTGAGCCGCGCCGAGATCAGCGCGTCGATCTCACGCGGGACGGCATAGCCGCCGTCGCCAGGGACCGCGCCAGAGAACGACTTCAGCTCTGTCTCGCGCCCGGCACGCAGATAGCCCTGGACGAAGCTCTTCACCTCGGGGCTGTATCCGGTGGCCGATGCGCCCCCGATCAGCGGGCGGGCGGCGGCGCGGCTGACGCGGTCCATGCGGGCCTTCACGTCGTCGACGTCGCCGCGCAGCGCCTCGACCGCGGCGTCGGTGGCGTCCTGGCGGGCGACGATGTCGAACGAGGTGTCGAGCGTCTCGACCGGTACGGTGCTTTCCATGGGGCAGTGCCTTTCGTGGTGGGGCCGCCCCATCAGGCGGCCGAGGAAGTGACGGGCGAAGTGTCAGGCGACGAGATGGACCCGCGCGCCGTGCTGCATCGGGTGGGTGACGAGGCTGACTTCGAGCAGGTCGAGGTCCAGCAGCTCACGACCCTGTGACGTCATGGTGCTGGCGCGGGTGCGGAAGCCGAACGAGAGTCCGGTCACGGCACCGCGCCGCAACGCCAGCCCGGCGGCGGCGTCGGGATTGTCGATCGTCGCGACCACACGCAGGCCGCGCGCGTCCTCGGCGATGCGATCAATCCAGCCGATCCTGAGGTCGGCGCGATGCTGCCAGAACAGCGGCAGCGGATCGCAGCGGTCGGCGAGCGTGCGGGCGAAGGCGCCGCGGTGGATCGTGTCGCGTCCGGCATCGCGCCGGCCGAACAGCGCGGCGTAGCCCGCAAAGCGCAGGGTCTGTCTCACCGCAGCAGGTCCGACGCGCCGAGCCGCACGGCGAGGCCCAGCAGCAGCAGCGCCAGCACGCCGCGCACCACCCAGCCGACGACGGCCGCTTGCGCGGTGGACTTGGCGTCGCGCCAGGCTTGCAGGAGTTCGCGCAGTTCGCCCACGTCACCGGGCGCGGTTTCGTCATCGAGGCCAACGCGGGCGAGCATGCGACGCGCGCCGACCTCGCTGGCTTCCTCGACCACCGCGCGCAGCGTCACGAGGTCGCTGCCCTGGGCTGCGGCCTGGGCCAGCAGACCGACCAGCATATCGTTGGAGTTCATGATTTGTTCTCCTGATCTTGACGCGCCGGAGTAAGGCCCAGCAGGGCGCGCTTCTCACTGGCGTCGAGGAAGTCGGCCGCGCTCACCTGGGCCCACAGCCGTTCGCGGTCCTCGGCCAGCGCAGGCACCCGATCGAGATCGATCGCGAGCTCTGCATCGGCGAACCATGGCGACAGTCCCTCGGCCAGCGCGGCGAACAGCTTGGCCGCGAGCGGCAGCAGCGTCAGCCGCCACAATGCGCGGTTGGCCTCGCGGTAGTTGGCGTAAGTGGCATCGCCGGGCAGGCCGAGCAGCATCGGCGGCACGCCGAAGGCGAGGGCGATGTCGCGGGCGGCGGCGGCCTTCAGCGTCGCAAAGTCCATGTCGGCCGGTGTCATCGCCATCGCCTGCCACTTGAGCCCGCCTTCGAGCAGCATTGGCCGGCCGGCGTTGCACGATCCCGAATAGGCGCTGGCAAGCTCGCCCTTGAGCCGATCGAACTGGTCAGGCGTCAGCGTGCCGCCGTCCCCGGTCTCGTAGACCAGTGCGCCCGAGGGCCGTGCCGCGTTTTCCAGCAGCTGGCGGTTCCAGGCCGAGGCGGCATTGTGGGTGGCGACCGCCTCGGCCGCAGCTTCGAGGCAGCCGGCGCCATAGTGGTCGTCGCCGGGGTGAAAATGGCGGACGTGGATCAGGTTGGGCGCGGCGTCCTCGTCGAGCAGCGGGATGGCGAGACGCTTGCCGGCGACCTCGTAGGCATGGCCGCTCGGCCACCCGTCCTCGCCGGCGACCACGCTGACGCGCTCAGGGCGCAGTGCGAACAGCTCCACCGGGTGGCCGCGGGCATCCTTGACGATCTGGACGTAGGCATTGCCGTGGAGCAGCAGGTGCGCGGCCAGCGTTTCCAGCAGCGACTGGCCGGCGCTGGTCTCGGCCACCAGCGCAGCAAGGCGCGGGTCGG